CAGGGCCAAGCAGATACTCATCCAGCCAAACGCCCACATTATGCCAAACAGGAGAGCGAGAACCCAGCTCCGCTCCCTCCAAGATGGTGGGGTTGTTCTGGTACTGGGAGTAGGTCTTGAATATGATCTGAGAGCCGTTGGGTAGGATGAGCGATGAGTCAGTGAATCCATTCTTTTTAGTATAACTTATATATGTCCCAGAGGAAGTCTGTTTCGTGCGTAGCTCGGCTGGAAGCCAATCCCACACGGCACTCTGCTGCTGGCGAATGCTAACCTCGGAAGTCTGCGCGAAGCACATGATCTCGGCGTTGGGGTTCTCAATAGCCGCACGCACCACGGAGAATGCACCCCACTGGGTTTTGCCCGAATTTTTTTGCAAAATATCACCAATAAAGTAGTTCCCTGTATCTGGAACTTCTATATCCCATATCTCGCTTACTTGTTTATCATAAACCTTGACAATAGTTGTCTCCCAAGGTTTAGTGAGTGCGCATGAAAACAATCTTAGAAAACATTGTATCGGGCAACGAACTAAAGGAACTAATCGCAGAAGGCAAAACGCTCCAAGAAGTCTCTGACCTAGCTTTTGAGCGATGCGGCCAAAGATGGTCAACCGCTGGGGTTTCAAAACTCTGTAAGAAGCACAAGATTCCGATGCCTCGGAGTGGCCCTCGTAGCGGATCTCTGCATAAGGGTTGGAAAGGTGGTAAGATCCTAAATAAGGACGGTTATGTCGAGATATATTCTCCGGGTCATCCGAATGCAAAGAAATATAGCCATTATATTCTGGAGCATCGTCTAGTAATGGAGCAGCAGTTGGGTCGATACCTTTCAAAGAAGGAAGTCGTCCATCACAAAAACGGGGTGAAGACTGACAATCGTCCAGAGAATCTAGAAGTCTTTGAGTCCAACGCAGAGCATTTAGCCGCAACCTTGAAAGGACAGATCCCACAATGGAGTGAGGAAGGAAAAAAGAGAATTCGTGACGGCCAGAAAAACAAGGGGCCGATGAAGCTTTCCCCAGAGTCGAGACTACGCCGCCGATCCCTATGTCTTCTACGGAACGCCATCCAAAAGGAGTTGAAACTTGATGCGCCGCCGAGCACTGAAACGAGTCACCGTTACCTAGAAGCACGAGGTATGTCTTGGCAACAGTCTTTACAAATGGTCGAAGAGCACGGCATTGAATCTGTTTTTCCCCATCCCACGCAAGCACATGAAAATCACCAGTAATTTGTGAGACTGGTGTGCTCGTCTTTAGAACTGGGTCGTAAATCTCCTGCTCTGGGGCAAGGCAACGGTTGCCCCCAAGTGCTACGATCTCATTTACCTCCTGTAGCTGATCCTCGGCCTTCGCCCAATGTGGAAGTCGGAAACCAAAGCGATACGGATCGCGTTCAGCGTTGTCTACGGCTTCGTGGTAGACCCTGTGAAGCTCCACAAGGTCAGCAGGCTCCATGAGGGCAATCTCCTCATCGGTTGGCGGGGAAAGGATCTGGTGCGATCTCCACTTCATGTTGTCTTGTATGCCCCAGTCTCTAGCAGGATGTCCTTGATGTGGTAGACGCTATCGCAATCATCACACCCAAAGGTGTCGTCCTCTGGTGGGAATGACCCACGGTTGCCGCCCACAAGGTGAAGCTCGCGGTATTTCTTGCGATTCTGGCAGTGCTGACAAACGCCGATAAATGGTTTCATGTGCTTCTCTAGCACCATATGCCAAATCTTTGCGTCGAACTTCTCGGCCAAGTACGAGGCGTAGCACAGCGTGTGGCACTTGTACCTCGTGCCGTCATGCTCTACCGCATAGTGGTAAACGATATTGCCACCATCCTTGAGGTGGTCTGCGTGTCTGGATTCTGGTTCTGGTATCATTGGATTATTTCAGCCTCGACTACCTGCGCCTTCACCTTGCTGGCGATGCGAGATTTAGCCTCTGCGATCATCTTGGCGGCATCGTCGATGCTCGCACCCTGTCTGTGTTCCACGACCGCAGTAGCCATGCCAGAGAGTTGCATGGACTTGTCCGTCAAAACGCCCACGGTGATCGCCAGTCGGTCTGGGGAGATGTTCTTGAGTTGGTCTGGATCGTCGGCAAGTTGGTCTGCTTTCGCAAATAGCAAGTCCGTGTAGGTTTCAGCCGCCATCGCATATTTCTGCGAGAACTCCTTCCGCTTTGTCTCCAGCGTGTCGCTGTGCCTCCACATGAGCGACCGCACGGTGTCACGGGCAAGCCCGGTGATCTCGGAGGTGCTTTTGATGCTCTTCCCCTGTGCGAGCAGCCAGAGGCACTTCGCCGCCGCCTGTGGGTTCCAGAACTCCACACGCTGCCTGTTGCCGTGTTCCTCGGCTCGACGCATTACCTCTGCGAACCATTCCTGATCTGGTTCTGCGGTTAGTTTCTCGCTCATGGTGGTTAGTTTTACTTCAGCTTTGCGGCGTTGGCAATAGCTGAAGCGTTACCTTTTGCTTGTGACTTCCTTGCTGGTTTTTTAGGCGCAGATTGATTAGGTGTTGCGGTTGGTTTTTGAATGTCCGCAGAGGCTTTTTTGGGCCTGCTTCTAGCGGCTTTTTTTAACATGGCATTTTGCATTTCTACAGCCTGATCATAATCAGTAGTATAAATATCCGTTCTTGGCTGATACTCTCCCTCAAAGCTTGGATCAAGCACCATCATAACAACATCTGGTTCACCATTGTTGAACTTCTTAAAGGCGTTTTTATCCCAGCCATCCGGGGCAAATTCGTCATTCCAAGGAATTCTTGCCGCCTCCACAAAACCATGCGTTCCGTAAAACTCTGGAAGAATGGTATCAAATGCGTCCAGTTTTTTGCCACCAGCGGAAATAGCCGCTTCCATAATGCTGCGCCCACTTCCCTTTTCCATTGAGAATACAGAAACAATATCACCATCAGGCTTGACCGCAAATCCAGACTTGCCCGAATCCGAAAGGAACAACTTCATTCCTTGGTAATCCTCTACCGGGTAAACATAAACTGCAGCACCGTGAGGTGACTCGTCTTTGCTTTGTTGGATGGTATCTGCGAACTTTTTCGCTGATACTTGGTCAGATGGATCAAGCTCCAAGAACTTGACAACAGGAAGACCATTATTTCTAAATGTATTTGAAAGCTTCCTTCCCGGCTTCCACTCAGAAATGTATTTTACACCTAGATTCTTTTTGGCCTTTGGTTTTAGAACCCCTGTGTCGCCACTATCGACTCCGCTTCTTGTCTGGTAAGACCAGAGTGCCTTTTCATTGCCCGTCCTATTTCGTCTAACTCTTGAGACTGAGACATATTGTTTGAACTGTTGCTTTTGTTTGCCAGCAAACCCTCCAGCACTTTTCTGCTGCTGGTCTTCAGTTCTACTCCGTCCTTCATCTGAAGATTGTGTAATTGTTGCGCCGTCATTTTTTATTTTCTCTAATACTTCGTTTATTCTTTTTGATGGAACTCCGTTTTTACGAGCAACGCCAATTGCGGCGTTTGCGTAGTCTGGAGCCTCGTCATCTTCGTATCCGTCAGCATCTGACGAGTCAATTGCATCTTGATCTGCTTTGACCTTAGCGGTTTCATAAAGGCGTTTTTCAGCATACCACAGGACTGCCTGCAAGTCTGCCATCGTCAGGTCTTTATATTTTGGATCTGCCCTAAGTTCGTCAAGCATTAAACCGAAGATTTCTCGGATAAAGTTGCGTTCTGCTGGGTTTGCTGGGGCTTCTTTTTGCCCATCAAGGTATTTAGCTAGTCCATTTCCGGCCATTCGGAACTCCTCACCCATTGCGGTTGCATTCATTGCTTCTCGCAATTTTGGTTTCATGGATGCTTTTTGAATGGCAAAAGCAAGCTCTTCCGTAGTCATTTGGGATATATCTTTCCCAATAACTTTATCCATTAGAGATTTTTCGGAATCTGTCAATTGTGATTGGGTTTCCTCAAGCCTTGTTTTTGCGTTTTGCGTCAGTTCTGGATTCAACTCAACGAGCGTTCCAGTCCACCTTCCCCAAGTACGAACCAACCAACGATCCATAGTTAGAGCATCAAATAAACCATATAAATTTGAGAAGAATCCGTTGCCAATTTTTGGCCCAAGAATAGCTGATCCTCGAACTATAGTGTCTGAATGCTCTCCACCCGGTTTTACTTCTTTTTTATCTGTTTTTGATACAACTCCTAATCGCGCTATTTCACCAACAGTAAAATCAGTCTGCATGAATTGACGGGTGTTATCAATTCCCCACTCACCAATAAGTTGATTGAACAAATCGAGACTTTTGTTAATCGCTTTCTGTGCCTGACCAGCTTGAATGTTGGTAGGCATTTTCCCTGTATTGCGATATTCACGATACACTCGTTCTGCCAGCTCAAAGTTCTTGTCCACCTTGAGTCCGTTTGATGTTACAGCCAATGCCCAAGTAAATGCAAAGCGAGCGTTTTGATCTGTTGCGATTTCTGGGAACATTAGCGACATCACACCAAGGGCTTGCTTGGTTTTCTCGTCATACCAACCAATGGCATTTGGGTTCTGCTCTAGTGCAATTAGCGCATCTTTCAGTCCAACTCTTGCAAGATATTCAATTGATTCCAAGCTTCTCTCGGATAGCTTAACACCCGCTTTTTCTGCGGCATCAAGAACTCTGCGTTGAATCTCAAGTTTAAAGTCTCGTCCTTTTCTCCACGATTGTGAGTTTGCAACCTTGATTGCATTAGATATTACTGATTGCTCGTCAACGGATTCAGGAACATCAACTCCAGTTGATTGAAGCTCTCCAGACTCACTTTCTTGCAATGCCTCATCTGATGTCTTGGCAACTGGTACTGGTTCTGGCATGAAGCGGTTTTGAGCCTGTGGCTCCATCCACCCGATAGCATCCGCAGGATACGAGTCCAGCATCGCCTTGGATGTGATCGGGGTCAGCTTCTCATCCATCTCGTTGAGAGCAAACATCCGCTTGCCGTCTGCCCACAGACCTTGAGCCTCCTGCTTGTTGGCTACGGGGTTGAGGTCTTCTGGGGAGACACCCTCTGGCATCGCTCGCTGGGCTTCTGGCATGCGTTGCTCGTAGCTCGGAGTGTAGCGGAGGTCTTTTGGTTCTCCGTTCTCGTCTAGGATTGGCTCACCTTCTGGCATGAAGTTAACCTTCACAAGGTGGTTCTGATACGGAAGCATCGTCCTTCCTTCCAATTCCGTGGCCTTGTTGATGCGGTCAATTCGGTAGGTCTTAACCACGGCATTCTTTGCCTTCTCTGCGGCTAGTAGCGGGTTGATGTCCTTCTGACCCTTTCCGACATTTCCGAACACGGTGTTGATGAAGTTTTTGCGGACTTCCCACTCGTTTCCGTATTTGCTCTTGAAGTATGCATCCGTGGGTTCGTTGCGACCGTGATTCTCAATCACTTGGTTCACATCATTCAGAATCTGCTCTGCGTTGCCCTGATACAGGGATTGGCCTCGCTTGCTTGCCGCCTTTTCAAAAGCGTTGGCGTGCAACTGCTGGACGCTCATGAGGCGAACTAGTAGGTTGCCGTCCTTGGTGATCTTGATGCCGTATGGGACGATCTCACGCATGGAAATACCTAGTGTGGCGTAATCAAGCCCACCCTTGCGCTTGCGCTTTTTAGTAGCTGGTTGGTTAAACACCAAGAACCTGCGTCCCGTGTTCTCTCTGGCAGCACCATTAAGCATCTCAAGTTGCCTAATTTGCGCCTTGTTGAACCTTCCAGATGCACGCAGCAGTTGAATCTGGCGATCCGTAAGATATTCACCAGTCCATGCGTTTTCCTCTGGATTGAAGCGCAACTCACCCGGCTCAAGAGTCTCACCACGGTTGATCCTATTCTGCTGATCCTCCATTAGCATAAGACCAGAAGTCGAGCGTAGTTGCTCTGTGGCATCAGAAAGCGGGATGCGATCACCATTTTTGTCACGCAACGGAACACCATTCTCGTCGCTCTCAAACATGGATGTCATCTCGTCCAAGATTGGGTCATCCTTGCCCATAATCGGGATGTTGTGACCTTCAGACTCACCCTTGGTTACCTTTGCGACATGCATTGGGCGACCAGCAGATTCAGAAATCATCTTGCGGAAAAGCTTCTTCATCTCCGGGATCTCACGAATTCCTTCGGCTAGCAGTCCGTTGCCGTATACCGCGCGTCCAGATTTGTCCGTAGCACCACCAAGCTTGTAGAAGAAGTCCTTGATAATCGGGGCTTGTTGCAGGATGGCATTACCGAATGCCTGCATCTTGCGCGTGACGAGCATGCGGCCTGCTTTCTTGCCAAGCTCGCCAGTTTCAGCCATGCCCATCATGTCATCTGCCATCGAATCAACAAAGTATTCAATCGCAATGTCGTTGTCTGTTGGGGCAATGAATGTTCTTTCCTTGGCCGTCACCTTGTCACCTGCAGCGATCTTTTCGTCGATCCTGCGGTTGTGTTGAGCCTCCAACCTGCGGGTGTATTCTTCTTTGAACGCTTGGAAGTTTTCGTCTAACTTGCCGTCCTTGCCCCTTAAGAGACCACCAGTCTGTACACCATCTCCAACAAGGGCTGCGGCAATACCTCCCTCCATCTGGTTGCGAACCAAGATGTAGTGGTTGATCTCATGCGCCAGCAATGGCTTGAGAGGGTTGCGTGACATCGGGTTGATGAACGCAGTATTGCTTGCTGGGTCAAAAGCACCACCACCTTGGTCGGTAAAGCGAATGCTTAGGTTTGGAAATGATGCTGAGTAAGTTCCAATTGAACGCTTCATTCCGTCATTGAGAGCATTGAATGCAACTCGTTGGCTACCATCTTTAAGATTACGATAGAAGTTTATCGCATCTCCACGCTGTAGTTTCTTAATGCGTTCTTGAGAGCCAGCAGTAATTCCACCAAGTGCAGCACCAGTTCCGCCAAATACCACAGTCTCGGCTGCGGCTTGCTTGAGTGTATTCATGTCCATCTCTCCACCTTCTGAAATCCATTGGAAGGCAAGATCAACAGGATATGCAGCAGCCATGCCCTTTGTTACATCACCAGCAAAACCAGTTACTCGGCTTCCAAGTGTGGAAGTATCCATTAGGTGGGCAACTGATCTTGGAACGGCTCCTAGCGTCTCGTAATTTGCCACCCGTTGCCAGAATGGAATTTGGCTGCGTGCATTTGCTGTCTCTTTGCCAATCATCCTCACAAAGTGTCCAGCACCTTTCAAAAATGGTGCGGTAGACCACGCAGTGCGAATTGCCGCAGGAACAAACGCAGCCGGGCCAAGTCCCATTGCCGCTCCAGCACCACCAAGACCAGAGAGCGAGGAAATGCGGTTCATTGCGTTCCACGCCTTATCTGCGCCAATTTTGGAGGCTAGGGTAGAAAGACCCTTGTCGATGCCGATCATGGCCTTGCCAGTACCCTCTATAAGCCCACCAATTACCTGTATTGGGAGTCCGGGCAGTTCTCTAACCCTCTGTGCCACAAATTTGATCTTGTCGGCTACAGCGGCATCCTGAGCTAATTTAGCAGCCTCGTCGGAAGCCCTTGCAATCTCGTCAGTAAGACCTTGCGCTCTTGCACCGGCATCTAGTCCCTTCGTGCGAAGATTGTCAGCAAGTTTACGGGCGGAATTTGCTCGTTCTGGAAGGCCAAGTCTAGAATACTTGTCAGCCTGACGCTCTGCAAATAAAGCCTCTTGTTCAGCTTTCTGAGCCAGATAATTGGTTTGTGCTAGGTGGCTATTTAGACCAGTCACTCGCTGACCAGCTTCTAATGCTCTAGCAGCTTTAGCTTCAGACTCTAGAAGCTTGCGTGAAATTGGTTTGAATGCTTGAGCAAGTCCTTTGCGTGCAACTCCAAATCCAACTCCAGCAGCAATAGCTTCAGGTGCTAATGGGTTGACGATTGAAAGTGCTAATCCAGCTTTTCTTCCTTCCTCAATGGCACGCTGCGTTTCTTCGTCTCCAAGTGTAACTTCAGCTTGTTTTCTTCCTTCAGCAAACTGCGTTTCAACACCGATTAATTTAGCAAGCTCGTCAGCAACTTCTGATGTGTTGACCTTTTCCATGTCTGCCATATCACGATCAAATTTTTGATCAAGATATGCGACTTGGTAATCCTGCATCACTCCCTCATTGAATACTTTTGACCACAGCTTGTCTTCTGCTGTAACCAACCCCTTCCCAATGGTGGCAGTTGAGATAGCCATGTCTTTGACTATCTCATCAGCTTTAATACGCCTTTCTGCCTGCTGTTCTGGTGTAAAAGTTCCTCCAGATGATGCATCAAGCAATGCTAACTCTCCAATGGTTTTGGCTCCTTTGCCAACATCGGATGCCAACTGCTTAATGCCATCCCATAGCCCGATGTCCTCTTGTTCATCAAGGTTTAGTTTTTTGGACTCAATGTACAGGTCGATATTCTCTTCTTTGAGCAGTTCGTCCCTGCTCGACATCAGAGCCTTCCCTGTATTGTTGAGTGTGTAGTCATCGTTAAGTGCGCCAACCTTTTTCAAGGAAAGTGCCATCTGACCGCTCTCTGTTACCTGACCATCTGGGGTGGCGTATCCACGCGCAACTAGATCCTCAACAGAGTTTACCGCTGGGAACAACTGGTTGTCATACAATGGCTGATTGTTCGCATTGTAAGTTGGTACAGCAAAGTCTTGAGGGAGTGCCGCAACATCCTCTGGAGCGGCATCCTTTACAGCCATTTTCAGGCTGTGTTGTTCAAGGGCTTGTTTTAGTGCGTCCCGTTGTTGGGGGGTCATTGTGGTTATCGTGTTGGAAAGAACAAAGATTCAAGTCCCATTGGAGTAACCGCAGATGGTTGTGATTGCGGTTGGGCTTGTGGTGCTGGTTGAGTTGTACCAGTACCCTGTCCGCCTTGCAATCTGCTTTTCAGGCTATTAACCCTGTTGAAGTATTGAATCTCATCCCGGAACAAAGGAACTGATTCTGGGTTGTTGAGGATGTCTTCAGCTTTAGTTTTTTGCCTTTTGGATGCTGGTGTTGTACCAGTAGCTGGGGTCATTGGCATGACCTCAAACACACTTTCATCCAATCCAAGTCGTTTTCCTGCACGAATAGAATCGTTGGCAATACGCATTAGAGTTTTCTGAGCCGATTTCCAATCCTGTCCAAGATCAAGGTCGTTGACTGCGCGTTGCAACGCCATCGTTTCTTTTTCTGACATTCCAGCAGCAGTTCCACTCTGGGCTTTGATGTCACGCATCGCCTGCACCAAGTCTTGACCTTTTAGATTGTTGTACAAGGCGTAAACACCACCTTGTGTCCTTGTAAGCTCGTCAAGCTTTTGCTCTAGAAATGATTGCCCAAATACCTTGTATGCTTCTGGGTGGTTGGCGAGCTTTTGAGCTGTATCAAAACGGCTCAAGATTGCGTACGCAGCAGAACGATCTCCAACACGCTTTGCTGCTTTGTTTATCGTGGCAGTATTTCGTTGGTTGTATTCTGTTTCCGACATGATCTGTGCGCCTTTTGACTCTGGTTGCATCAAGAGTTGCAATTTAAGCTCGTCAACAACATCTTGCGATGGAGCCTTGGCTGGATCTTGATAGGCTTGGTTCAACGCACTATCGTAAAGGTTTTTCTTTCTAGGAGTTAGCTCGGTGATGTTTTTATATTCATCAACCAATGCCTGCTTCCTTTTGGCAATTTCTCGTTGTGCCAGTGGGCTATATTGTTGCGTTCTTTCAGTTGTTGCTTCCGCTGGTTGCGATTCTTGCTCTCCAATACGCTGAACTCCACCTTCTGGGATCGGAGGCACTGCGGTTAGTTCTTGAAAAGTAGGTGGCTTCGTTCTAGACGCTTCTGGTGGCAAGTCTGGAAGTACACCCGGCAAAGTGTCCCATGTTTGATTGATTATTTTGGGATCAATTTTATTATATTGTGGTTGGTCAATAGGATTTCCATTTTTATCGAAAACCTCTCCGTATTCGTCAACCAAATTGCCACCTTGTGTTCTAGTGAATCGTGAAACATTGCCAGATTCATCTTCAGAAATCACAACAATAGGTTTACCTTGTGCATCTTTAGATGGTTCAAGGTTCTTTGCCGCATTTTCAATAATGGTAGACAGGTTGCTAGAATAAGCATCAATAGTTTTCTGTGTTGATTCAGAAGGGTTCTCTAGCGCAGATTGAATTCCTTTGATGATTGAGTTTACTTTGTCAGCAGGGACACCAAGCTTTTGAGCTTGTTCAATCTTTTGCTCAATAGACATCACATCTGCTCCAGCTTCACCGGGCAAAACTAGTTGGTCTTCAGGAAGTGGAAGCAAATCGCCACCAGCAGGCATACCAAGTTCACCACCACCGCCACCACCCATAGATGCCGCGCGTGAAATAGCACCAGAACCATATGAACGAGCAGATGGTTGCCTTCCACCACCAAAATACGCAGGACGCATATTCATTTGCGCCTCCTGCACCGCCACGGCTCGACTGCTGATGTTCTGCTTTAGGATGTCTTGGATGCTAGCACCCAACGCACCACGGACGGAAACTGGTGTGTCCTCGTCCTTCATTGAGTTGATGAGTTGATCGTAATATGGAGCCTGCATTGGATCCATGATCTTCGCGGCTTCTGCAATCTTGATTCCGTACTGCGCGGACTTCTTGGCCTCCCCCTGCTGCTTGAAGTAATCCCTTGCTTGCCCAGCAAGTCCAGAAATCATCTGATATGGTGCAGCTTGGGCTGCTCCTGCTGCCGCTGCAGCTCCAGAGTAGTCTGGAGTTTGATATAGACTTGGTTGTATTTGTCCTGCTACGAGTGCCATGATTTTATTTAACTAGTGCGTAATTGACTGCCTTGTAACCACTGAACTCCTTAACGGCTTCTGGATTAACCTTCTCGACATCCTGTGCCATTACGCCCATTTGCGTCACGCGTTCACCTTTGTACTTATAAGTGTAAATTGGAAGTCCTCCATTTGTTGTTCCAACTCTCTGAATGTCCGTCTTGAGTCTACGGTCTGAGGCCATCATGGCTGCGCTTGCTGCCGTACTAAGAATGTCACCGAACATCTGTTGTTTTGCTGCTTTAGCTTGCATGTCAGCTTGATACTTAGCTAGTGCATTTGCGTCTAGTGCCCCAGCGCGCGTAAGCGCTAGGTTAAGCGGCATGTTGTAGTCAAGCTGTGGTGTCATGGTTTGACCAAGGTTAAGACCCATACCAGCAAGTGTAGTCCCCATTCCATAGGATGCTGGAGTGGAGCGCAATGCTTCCAACCCCGGAGCTGTGTAGAATTGTCCAGCTTGTGAGAATGCTCGCTCTCTGGCTCCTGCGGCTTCCGCTCGTTTTTGAGCAAGAACATTCTCACGCCCCATAACCTCTGAGGCAATAGCAGCATTACCACCAAGGCGACCAGATGCCTGCGCTGCCTCTCTTGCGGTCTGCTGGTACATGCGCTGTTCTTGCGGCGTGACGCCCATAGATGCTGTAGTAGCGCGGTTAGCTTCATCTGTAGCAGCCCTAACCATGGCAGCTTGTTCTGGAGACAGGGTTTCAGCAAAGCTACGGAACATTGGAGCTTGGCCTACCATCGCTCCAAACTCTTGTGCGCGAAGGTCTGCAATTTGTTGCGCCGCTCCAGCACCAGCTTGTTGCTGAAGACCCATAAGCCCAGCGAGTCCTTGGCCACCAAAACGGAACCCTTGCTCCATGAAACCGGGGCCGTATTGCTCCATCGTTCGCATAGTTGATGGTATCGCTCCACCATAATAACCTTCCAATCCAGAAATTTGTTGCGAGGAGATACTCGGCCCGATGA